ACAAACCCAGTAAAATCAAGGGTTTCATGTTGATATGTACCCTGGATATGGTATAATATAAGTGAATAAAAAAACAGAACCGCGCTACCTGGTAAGTAATCGGTTCTGTCTGCCAACATCCGAAAGGAGTTGTTGAACTCAGTATATCAACTCTTCCGGATGAAATCAAGACGAAAAGGAGAATTTTATCATGGAAAGAGAAAACACAGGAAAGAGAATTTGTTTATTGGATCTGAACTACACGCTGGTTAGTAACCAAATGGAAACAAGAATGCTTAGACCGTTTTCCAGAAGAATGGAGGGCGAGGAGTATCGCAAGGATCTTCTGGAAGCAATCAAGGATGATTATGTTATCATCATCACGGCAAGACCGAATTACCAGCAGAAAGAGACAATGGAGAACGTGTTTAAGAAAACTGGTTGGAGACCGGACGAGATCTATTTCAACGATATTAACGGCCAGCCACCGGTATTCAAGGAATCAGCATTACAGCGTTTCATTTTTCCAAAGCATGGCACGGATCCTACGCAGTATTATGCAGTGGAGAGCAACCCACGAACCAGATCAATGTATGCAAAGTACGGAATCGAAGCAGAACCGTATGCTACATTCATAAAAAAAGCAGGCACTCAACAGGCACCAAAGGAGCCGGAACCTCAGCAGTTATCTCTTTTCGATATGCAGTAATTTAATAGCGAGCATTACAGCGGCACACTGGATTTAGTCTGGAGTGCCGTTTTTATGCAATAAATTTCCAGAAAAGGAGGATGACACATGGAAACAAAGGTTATGAAGCTGGCAGCCATACAGCCTGCGGACTATAATCCGAGAGTGAAGCTCCAGGAAGCACACTTCGAATACCAGGCATTATCAGCCAGCCTTGACGAGTTCGGTTTAGTTGTTCCGCTTGTGGTAAATATCCAGACCGGGAACCTGGTAAGCGGACATCAGAGGTTGAGCGTAATGCTTGCCAAGGGCGTTGAAGAGACAGAGGTTGTTATCGTAGATATGTCGCTGGAGAAGGAAAAGGCATTGTGTATTGCGATGAACAAAGTCTCCGGACAGTGGGATTACGGAAAACTGGCAGACATCATGGAGGAACTGGAACAGGCAGACATTGACACCACGGTAACAGGATTTAGCGATAATGAGATCGCGGAGCTGCTGGATGAACTGGACGAAGGAGCCGGAGAGGTTCCGGATGTAGAAGGAGTTGCCAAAAAGGACGATACCAAAGAAGGAATCCCTTGCATCGTCGGCGAGTATAAGTTCCGGATCTCAGAAGAACCGTACAAAGATATGATGGCTGACATCAGAGAAAAGGTCGGATTTTCAAAAGAAATGGTAGAGGCTGAATTGAAGAGGAGGTTATTCGGATGATTATTGAGACAATACGCCTGGAAGATCTGCACGAAAGCCCATTCAACCCAAGAGTGAAGCTGACGCCAGATTCTAAAGAATATAAGAGTATAGCGGCAAGCATCCGGGAGTTTGGAATGGTGGAGCCGCTTGTAGTAAACAGACACAACATGAATGTGATCGGAGGACATCAGAGACTCCAGGTATTAAGAGACAGCGGAGTTGAGGAAACAGAGTGCGTGATGATTGATGAATCCGATCCTGTAAAAGAAAAAGCATTATGTGTAGCTCTCAACAAGATCAAGGGAGACTGGGATATGGATAAGCTGGCAGAGCTACTGTCGGATGATGAAGTATCAGTATTTCCTACAGGATTTGAAGAGGGAGAAGTTGATCTCAGCAAATATCTGGATACAGATCCGGAAGATATACCGGTGGAAGATTCGGAGGAAAGCACGGACGATCCGGAGGAGGACGAAGGATCAGAAAGCACCACAGTAATCAAGATCGGCACATTCAAGTTCACGGTAACAGCTACGGAATACCAGGAGTTACTTAATTCCATACGAGACAGCGGTATTTTCGACGCAGAGGGCATGAAAGCCGAAATGGTAAGGAGGATACTCAATGATTAAACTTGTGCCTATTGACGCCGTGAGGGCGTCAGAATACAATCCTAGAAAGAACGATGAAAAGCGCCTGGCTTTAACGGAAATGTCACTCCGGAAGCTGGGCTTTTTGCTGCCTATCTACGCAGACGCAGAGGGAGAGATCTTATCCGGGCATCAGAGACACCTTGTAGCAACCAGAATGGGATTTAAGCAGATCCCGGTTCAGTATGTAGACGGTATGGATCTGAATACAAGAAAGACAGTCAACGTACTGTTCAACAGGGCAACAAATGACCTGGCAAAACAGGACACTTGCGATAAGATCAAGAAGAAACTCTATAACCTGGATATACAGAGTATGACAGAGGCGATCCCGGATATTGAACCCGGCACAGAGGAGTCATATCCGTGCGTATACGCTGCAAGGCGCTTTGATACTGTGCAGCTCGCAAAGAACAACCACCGTAATTTTGATTCCCATATGAAAGCATTAGCAAAGGCACTGGAGGGAAAGGTTGGCAGCACAATGCCGGTTGTAATCTCACAGGAAGGAGAAGTAATAAACGGCATCGGACGGTTACAGGTAGCCGTAGAGTCCGGAAAGAAGTTTATCCAGTGCGTAGAGGTAAGACCGGAACAGGAGGAGTTCGCAAGAGCAATGCTGAATCTCCTGTCAATGGATTTCTCCATGGAATCGGAGTATGCAGACGTACTCAGATACAATTCATTCATGCGAGAACGCAATACCAGGGAAACAGACGCCGAAGGAAACTGCGCCCTGGGAGACGGATTTTTCAAAGGCCTTTTCCCGAACAATAATGGAAGAGACTTTTTCAAACTGGAAGGAGACGTGCTGAAAGCGTGGGTAAATAAGTACGGAGATAAGATCGTAGATTTCGGGGCTGGAAAGCTGAACAACACAAGGACATTGAGAAATGCCGGAGTGTTCTGTTCTGCATTCGAGCCTTATTTTGTTACAACCGGAGATACAATCCACAAGGCAAAGAGTCTGGAGATAGCCGAGAAGTTCCTGGAAGAGGTCGAGAGCGGCGTTCCTTATACGTCGGTATTTATATCCTCGGTATTTAATTCCGTGCCGTTTATGGCAGACAGAAAGAAGATAGCGACCATTGCTGCAGCACTTTGCAAGCCAAATGGTAAAGTCGTGTGCTGGTGCCAGAGTAATGAAGCGCATCAGTTCACGGCGACAAAGAAAAAGTCCGTATCTGGAGAGGTAAGGCTGACATTCGATCTTGACTATGAGCCTAACACGATCCTGGGAGATATATCTAAGCATCCGAAGGTGCAGAAAGGACATCTGAGATCAGAAATGATTGATATATTCGGTCCGGTATTCAAAACAATATTGAGACTGGACGAAATACAGAAGTTCTGGTACCTGGAGGCTAAAGATCCTACAGTAAACCTGGAGGATCTGGGAGAGGCACTGGATTTTGAGTTTAACCTTCCATATCCGGACGGAACCACTATGGGATTGAACGAGCGAGCCAGGGAAGCATTTGAAAAGCGCCTGGGAGTAAAAATACCGAGGAAAGGAGGAACGGAAGATGCAGAATATTGACAACGTAAGCCCGGAGGGCAAGTGGGAGTTTGACAGCGAAGTAGCGAAGTGCTTTGCGAATATGCTGGAGCGTAGCATCCCGGATTATAAGAGTATGCGAAGCCTGGTGTATGAGCTTGGAGAAAAGTTCGTAACGCCCGGTACCTGGATCACTGACATAGGATGCAGTACCGGTTTAGCGGTCGAACCATTCTATAACCGTCATGTCGAGGGAAACTGTTACTACCTAGTAGACAACTCAGATGCCATGTTGGAAGAGTGTATGAGTAAGTTTAGGGTAGGCATAGAGGCAGGAAATGTAAAATGTGTCAACGGCAATTTCTACGAGCTGCCGCTTATGCCAAATCAAAGCCTGGTACTCAGCATCCTATCATTACAGTTTATGCCTACAGCATACAGGCAGAGTATCATCAACAACATATACAATCAGTTAAACCCCGGAGGGGCGTTTATCCTGGTAGAGAAGATCGTCTCAGACGAAGGGACTGACGATCTCATGGTAGACTCTTACTACAACATGAAGCGGGCGAATGGCTACACCGATGATAAGATCATGGCGAAGCGCAAGAGCTTAGAAAATGTGCTGTCTCCACTGAAAGCGGAGTGGAACGAAGATATGTTGCATGAGGCAGGATTCCGGAATGTAGATACGTTCTGGCGCTGCCTCAATTTTTGCGGTTGGATTGCCATTAAGTAACCCAGAGAGTACCACGGAAGGAGGTAGGTGTGTATGCCTAAACAAGCCGAGAAGCCGTGGGAACGCCAGCCAGGGGAAAGCGTACAAGCCTATGAAGCCTTTACTATTTACCGTGATCTGGGGCTGAAAAGGTCAAACCATGAAGTCTGCGAGAGGCTGTCTAAGAGTAGGCAGCTTATTTCCAGGTGGAAAGCAAACTATGACTGGGATGAGAGAGCCAGGGCGTGGGATAACGAGCTACAGAAGGAAGCCCACCGGGAAGCTGTGAAGGATCTAAAAGATATGACGAGCAGGCATGTAAAGATCTCAATGCAACTACAGAAGAAAGCCCTGGAAGCTCTCAGCAACCTAAAACCAGAAGAAATGTCTCCAAAGGATATTAAAGAGTTTATAAAAATGGCAACCGATCTGGAGAGACTGAACCGAATGAGTTCAGCCACAAAGGACGAGAGCATAGAGGAAGAGGAGCAACAAACATCGGTAGATATATACCTACCAGCAAAGGAGAGCGACGATGAATAAAGTTATAAGACCTCAGAAAGGACCGCAAGAAAGATTTCTGGCTACCACAGCGGAGATTGCCATTTACGGCGGTGCTGCCGGAGGAGGAAAAACATACGCGATCCTCATGGAACCGCTGCGGTACATATACACCAAAGGGTATAGAGCGGTAATATTCCGTAAGAATTTCAACCAGATATTCGCATCCGGCGGTATATGGGATGAAAGCAGAGAAATGTATAGCGATATATCCGGAGCCAAATCTGTACAGACACCAAAATTCAAGTGGTCGTTTAAGAACGCGGCTCATGTTTATTTTGACTTCCTGGGGCGCGACGCCGACGTGGAGAAGTGGCAAGGATCACAGATAACATTCATAGGATTTGACGAGCTGACGCATTTTACAGAGCGCCAGTTTTTTTATATGCTGTCACGAAA